ACTTTTATGTCATCAACGGATCCGATGAAGGAAGATTCCTCGACACAGTACGTAATAACGCAAAGAACTTTGCATCAACTGTATCTCTCTCTTCGGAGGCGAAGCACAAGGTCATCATCATTGATGAGGCAGATAATACAGGGAACGACGTACAACTCCTCCTCAGAGCATTTATCGAAGAGTTTGCAGGAAACTGTAGATTCATTTTCACGTGCAACTACAAGAATAAAATCCTCGAACCCCTCCATTCCAGGTGTGCTGTGGTTGACTTCTCCATCAGAGGAAAAGAGAAACAGCAGATCGCTGCTAACTTCTTCCAAAGACTCAATCTTATCTTGGACAAAGAACGGATTGAAGCTGATAAGAAAGTACTCGTAGAATTAATTAATAAGCATTTTCCAGATTGGAGAAGAGTATTAAATGAGTGTCAGAGATACTCTGTGGGTGGTAAGATAGATAGTGGAATATTAGCAGCATTTTCTGATGTAGCAGTCGATGATCTTATTAAAAACCTTAAGACAAAAAACTTCCCTGAAGTTCGTAAGTGGGTCAACAATAATATGGACAACGATACTTCTGTTCTATTCCGTAGGATATATGATAGTCTTTACGAATCCTTGGTTCCGACTACTATACCTGCTGCTGTTCTTGTCATTGCTAAGTATCAATATCAAATGGCATTCGTCGCTGACCAAGAAATAAATATGCTTGCATGTTTAACTGAGATTATGGTGGAGTGTGAATTCAAATGACTAATGGTGGATTTATTGGTATCTTTGAAGGTGTCACTAAAAATCAAAAAACTTTAATGGGTGTTGCATCTGCCACCAAGTATTTTACTGATAGGGGTTATATAGTTTGTTGGCCACCACCTGACACTCAATGTGATTGGGATTTTATTATTGCAAAACCTTTTGATAATCCTTTAAAGGTGCAGGTTAAAACTACTGGTAATAAAGTTTCTTGTGGTGCTTATGTTGTTGGATTAAAGGATGGTGGGTATGTTGATGATGTATGTGTAAAGGTTCCAAAAGATTATGATTTATTATTTGGATTGGATGCTGATGGGAATGAATGTGTATGGACAAAAGATGAACTTAAGGATCATAAACATTCTGTTCATATGAAAACTTCTTTAGCTAGAATAGATGGAGTGTGAATTCAAATGAATACGCAAGACAAAATTAAACAAGCAGAACAGCGAATTAAAGAGTTACAACTCTTGATTGAACATTGGAAAAAACAAAAATGATTTTTATTAATTTGATACCACATGGCAATCTAACACCTGACCAAGGATTTATTTTTTTCTTTGGTATGATTCTTTTTGGTTTGGTTGGATATGGTCTCTACATGACTTTTGGTGCTGGTAAAAAGGAACTTAGAGATTCTATTGACGAACATGCTAAAATGCATGAACTAGGCATTGCCCACGGACACGGTGGAAAGAAAGAGGCATATGAGATGTCTGGTAAACTTACACACAAACATGATGACTAAATTATTAAAAAAGAAACAAAGACATCAAGTTAAATCTAGATGGTATTATATCTTCTGGGGTGCTGCAACAGTATCAGTATTTGTTGGTCAGATGTATGTTGGTTCTGGATATCGTATGATGTCTGATTCTATCAATAGGCTTTTAGATGGTATAGAAGTGGAGCAAAGATTTTATTGATGAGAGTAGAAACTAGGGAAGCAATGGAGATGTTGTTTTCTGCTAAATGGAATTTGCCAAAAGCAGCAAAACATTGTAGACTATCACGTAAGGAAATGATGATTACCTTTAGTGAGTATTGTGCTTTGCATGAACCAACTTACAACAAGTTTGAAACCGAACTTCAATTGGAATTAGATTATGAGCAAAAAAGCATTAAAGACACCACTTAGATATCCTGGAGGCAAGTCCCGTGCCTGTACCAAGATGGGACAGTTCTTTCCAGATTTTGGTAATTATAAAGAGTTTCGTGAACCATTTCTTGGTGGTGGAAGTGTAGCACTTTACATCTCCAAGATGCATCCTGAATTAAATATTTGGGTTAATGATTTATATGAACCTCTTGTAAACTTCTGGCAGAATATACAGGATGATGGGCAGAATCTCCAAGATATGATATGGAGTTTAAAGAATAAATATCCCAATAGAGATTCTGCTAGAGAATTATTTGTAGCATCTAAAGAAGAAATCAACAATGAAAAATTATCCAGTAGAGACCGTGCAGCGTATTTTTATGTTGTCAATAAGTGTTCCTTTAGTGGTCTTACTGAGTCTTCATCTTTCAGTGCACAAGCATCAGAATCCAACTTTTCCTATAGAGGAATTGAAAAAATCACAGGATATCAAGAAATAATTGAGAACTGGAAGATTACAAATTTATCTTATGAAGATCTTTTAACAAACGATCAAACTACATTTATATACTTAGATCCTCCATATGATATTAAAGACAATCTTTATGGTAAGAAGGGTGAAATGCATAAAAGATTTGATCATGATAAGTTTGCTGAAGATTGTGATAGATATACTGCACATCAATTAATTTCTTATAATTCATCTCAATTAATTAAAGATAGGTTTAAAGAATGGGATGCTAGTGAATTTGATTTAACATACACTATGAGATCTGTTGGTGAATATATGAGAGATCAACAAGATAGAAAGGAACTATTATTAATGAATTATAATCCTAGAATTAAATTAACTTTTGATGGATGTTATAATTATAGTAAATTAAAAAAGGAGGGTTTGGTTGATGGATAATAATATGCGTGAAAAATTAAATAAATTGAGAGGTAAGAATAATGATTTTGAGAATATTGTTGTTTATTCTTTTAAGGTAAATGAGCATCAACATATCAACGATCATGAAATAAAAAGACTTGAGCATAGTATTTCTTCATTAAGACAATTTAATAAGGAAATTGCCATCTATCTTTTTTGTGATAAACCAGATACAATTCCTCCTTATTTTGCTCTTAATTATTCTGCAAGAATTAAACCATTTGAAGAGGGATTTGATCATGATATGTTGAATGCTTGGTCAATTCATAGGTGGTACAATTTAAAACATTTTGATGATGAGTTTTATAATATTTTATATGTAGATGCTGATACTATTTTTTATCATGACGTTCAATATCTATTTGATACATATTGTACCCATGATGTATATGGTAGAGAGGAATTTGGATTTAGACATGATCCAAATCATGGTGGAGGAAAAAATATAAGAGAGCAACTTGATTTAGTTGAATCTTGTATGTATGATCTAGGTGGAACATGTGAAGTATATAAACATTGTCTTGGTGTTATTCTATTGAATGATGGTATTCATCGTGATATTACTGAAAGATTGGGTGAGTTATCTGAGTTAATGGAACAGTTTAAAAAGAATCAAATTCTTCTACCAGTTCCTAATCGTAGGATAGCCGATCAATATGCAGTCTGGGTTATCTTTAGTCGTATGGGTGTCACAGAGGGTCTCTTTGCTGCTCAGGACGTTACACAAGGATGGATAGAAGAAAAGCATACAGAGCATTTTAATCCTGTTGTATGTCATTATACAACTAAGAAGGAACAAGAGTTTGCCCGTTCTGATCCTAAGTTTTCTAATTTGATAAGAGATGTTGATAATTTGGGTCATCATATTGATCCTCATATGAATGCTTCTATGAATAGTGGTGTTTATCTTTCCCAACAAGCAGTAGAATTAGTTGCAGAAGATAGTGGTATAGTAGTAGACTCTAGTAAGGGTGAGATATTTTTATGACTGAATTGAAAGATTGGTTGAATTCTATTAATCAAACAAAGAAGAATTTGATTGATGAAGACCCTTCACTAGAGAAGGAATATCCTCCATATATTATTAATCGTTGTTTTGCAGGACATCTTGATGCAATCATGTTTGCTAATGAAATGAATAAGTATCATTTTTTACCTAAAAAATTTCAATATGATTTTATGCTAAATACACTGAGAACTAAGAAGAGATTTTCTCCTTGGCTCCGTAAAGATACAATCAAAGACCTTGATTATATCAAACGTTACTATGGTTATAGCAATGAAAAGGCGAAACAGGCTTTGAAAATACTAACCAGAGAACAACTTAATTTCATAAGATCTAAATTTGAAACTGGAGGAAGACAATGAGCGTGGTTCAAGAGCCTGAAGTGAAATGGACACCTGATAAAATGGTAGAGGTGGTTCTTAGTGAACCTGATGATTTCCTCAAAGTACGTGAGACTTTAACAAGAATTGGAGTAGCATCCAGAAAAGAGAAGAAGATATATCAATCATGTCATATACTGCATAAGCAGGGAAGGTATTACCTTGTCCATTTTAAAGAGCTCTTTGCTCTTGATGGGAAACATGCTAACCTTACTGCTAATGATGTTCAACGTAGAAATCGTATTGCTCAGTTGCTTGCTGATTGGGGATTGGTTGACATTGTAGATGCTGCAAAAATACAAGATATTGCACCTTTAAATCAGATTAAAGTATTAGCATATAAGGACAAAGGTGATTGGATTCTAGAAACCAAGTATAATATTGGTAGTAAAAAGAAAAAGGTTGAAGAACCACAATAAGAATGGGTTTTGATCATATAAGATCTTGGTATGAACTAGAAGAAATCACTGAACAACAAGAACGGTTGATTGCTTCATATAAGAATGAGATTGAAAAATTAAAACAAGAAAACATAGAACTTAAGCAAAAATTAGAGAAAGGACACATTTAGTGGACTTAAATTGTAGTTTCTGGTTAAATATATTATGTAAGGTTGGATATTTTTCTTATGAACATTCCATTACTCACAAAGAAAAATCCAAGTTGTGCTTGGCCTGATAATTTGTATAGGACATATATGAACGGAAGACTTAAAAAAACTGATATGGAAGCAAGACTCCTTCATATAAAGAAGGGGATTGATGATAAGGTGTGGTACCCTGATTGGGATAGTAAGGAAAGATGGGCAGCTCAACAAGCATTAAACAATGCTTTAGATGTATTGGACGAATTTGATTATTAAATCGGATTATTGTGATATAATATAATATGGGGAATTTAATTATTTGAATGAGAAAATTTATTTTTGATGTTGATGGGACTTTGACACCTAGTAGGAAGGAAATTAAACACGAATTCTGGGCACCCTTTCTTATATTCTGCCGTGAACATGATGTTTATCTTGTCACTGGTAGTGATAGGCAGAAGACGGTAGAGCAATTGGGATTAGATATATGTCATACTGCTAAACGATTATATAACTGTTCTGGTAGTGATGTTTATGAAAAGGATGTAAATGTTTATAGAGATGATTGGGAACTACCAAAGAAGGTAGAAAGGTTCTTGGAGGATGAATTAGCATACAGTTGTTTTCCTATTCGTAATGGGAATCATATTGAGAGAAGACCTGGTGGGATTAATTTTAGTATTCTGGGTAGAGATAAAGATCCAATGCTAGGTAGATCAGAATATATTAAATGGGATAAAGAAAGATTAGAAAGACAAGACATTGCAGAGAGGATTAGAAATCAATTCCCAAATTTATCTGTAGCATTGGGTGGACAAACTGGTTTAGATATTGGTCCATTAGGAAGTGATAAGAGTCAGATACTAAGAGATTTTAATCAAGATGATGAATTACATTTCTTTGGTGATAGAATGGAAGAGGGTGGTAATGATTATTCTTTAGCAGAAGCAGTAAAGAAGATGGGCGGTTATTCCCACTCTGTTAGTAATTGGAAGGAAACCCGAACCAAACTTACCGAGTTAACCGAAGTTCCAGAATAGTAATTGTGTTTAAATAGTAGTGTCGCCTTCGGGGACAATAACTAACACTCGCTTTTAAAGGAGAACCATGACTAACTTAGCAACATATCACAGTGCCAACCTTCCAGAATTAATGAAGGTGATAAGACAAAATGGCATAGGGATGGATGATTACCTAGACAGATTTTTCAATACACCAATGCAATCGTCAAACTATCCACCATATAATTTGATACAATTAAATAATCATGAATCAAAATTGGAGATCGCACTTGCGGGGTTTAAGAAAGATGAACTCAAAGTCTTCACGGAGTTTGGAAAACTATATGTCGAAGGCAGAAAAGAAGAATCGGAAGTTGATGGAACGTTTATCCATAAAGGATTGGCCCAACGAAGC